CCGACACCTACGCCCTCGCCGTGAACTCGAACATCGCGCCGGTGCCATCGCCTTGGATGGGCGCGATCAGCCGGAGCGTCTTGGACACCTTGTCGATGTCGACGATCGTCACCTTGTCGTTGATGCGCGGCACGATGCCGCTCGGCAGCGACGCGCCGAAGATCGAGATCTTGCGGTCGTCCTGCTGCACGAGGATCGCGCTCGGCACGTTCGCCGCTGTCGCCAACGAGATCAGCGCCTTGCATGGATAGGGAGTCGTCGTCGGGTTGGTGCCGCTCGCCGCCGCGCCCGGCGTGCGCGTGCCTGGCGTGATGCGGAGGAGCGTCGCGGACCTGAAGCCGAGGATCTTCCCGGCCTTGCCCTTGAAGCCCTTGAGCAGCTCCTTGGCGATGTTCATAGCGGCGTCACGACCTCGAGCTCGTCACAGCGATCGAAGTCGGAGTGGCAGTTCGTGCCGGTCACCGTGCCCGCGGCCGCCGCGGCAACCGCCGGATCCGCGCTCGCGGCCCAGCGGCCCAGCAGGCGATCGATCACGACCGGCAGCACGGTCGCATTGCCATCCTGCGCCGACGTCGGCCGGAAGAACGCGACCCGCGCGCTGCCTGCGCCGAGGTCCTGCACGTTCGAGCCGGCATCCGGCTCGGTCAGCACGTCGGGGTCATCGGCGAGCAGCGCGACGAGCTCGAACACCGCGCGGTTCACGATCGCGAGCTGCTGTGCATCGGTCGCCGCCGTGCCGTCCGCGCTCGTCAGGCCCGACCGAGGGAACTGCAGCGTCGTGCTCTGGTACCCATCGGGCGCACCCTGCCAGGCCAGCGAGTCGACCCAGCGCGTCGCCGCGACGAGCAAGCGCTGCCGGTCGGCGGTGTTGGTCGCCGTCACGAGCGCGCGGTACGCGACGGCGCCGTCGCCGATCATCGCGTTGATGTACTGGTCGGCAGCGGGGAGGCCACCGTAGACCTCGATCGCCGGGTCCGAGCCGACTTGAACGGTGAAGAGGCTCATGCTGCCCTCCGGCCGCGCCGCTTCGCCGGCGCCGCGCTCACGTTGCCCGGGTCGCCCTCGCTGGTCGCGGTGGGCTCCGTCTTGTCAGGCCCCGGCGGCGGCTTCGTCGTCGTGATGTTCGGCGTCAGGCCTGGCTTGCCGCGCGGCGCCATCAGCTGGCCGGGGTCGCGCTTGGGCCGGCTCGGAAGGTCCATGCGATCGCGGAGCACATCCGGCGCATCGTCGTCGTCCGCGAGTCCGGCCTGCGAGAGCGCGAGCAGCGACCGGCACGCGGTCTCGACGTCCTGCGTGGCGATCGGCTCCGGAACGAGCGTCGGCGTGCACGTCTCAGGATCGAGCCCGTTCCTCGCAACGATCGGTGCCGCCACTTGACGTGTGCCATCGCTGCCGATGTCGCTGGTAGCGCCGTTGATCGACATGCCGAACATGTCGGTCTTGTCCTGGTGCATCGCGCGCGACCCGCCGCCCTCGCCCATGAGCAGCCACTCGGCGCACATCACGCGCGCCATCTCGCGATCGAGCCGCATGATCGCGTCGCCGATCGGAGCGATGTTGATCGCCGCTCGCACGACGTCGACGGCCCACTTGTAGATCGCCGACGGTGTCTGCGCCGCGTCCTTGGTCGTGTAGACCGACGACGGCAGCATGATTCCCTGATCGGCCGTCTTGTTGTGGCCGTTGAGGAACTTCTCGAGAAACTGCGTTTGCGCCTGCACCGCCGCAAGCTTCTCCTCGTCACTGCCCTTGGCTGCGTCCTTCAGCTCGGCAAGTGGTGCGCGCACGATGGGCATGCCGTTCAGGTCGGTCTGCGCGCCGATGCCCTCGAGCCGCGTGTAGACGTCTCGCACGCGCGCGATCTCCGCGATGTGCCGGAGCAGGCCGACGCCGGCCGGGTCTGCCGAGAACAGCCCTTCGACGGAGTAGAACATCTCGGAGCGGTCTACGAGATATGACCTGCCGGTGCGCGTGCGCTGCTCGATGCCGGTCCACGGTCCGTCCTCGTCGGGCTTGATCCAGCGGTAGACCGTCCACTGTGGGAGGTGCAGGAAGTCCGAAAACACGACCATGCCGTCGCCACGCCGGCGGAAGGCGAAGGAGTGCGCAGCGAAGCCGCGGAACGACTTCATGAGCTGCAGTCGCACGATGTCGCGCCAGCTCACGGACATCATCGAGTTCTCGAGCAGGCCCTCGGTCACGATCTCGGCGGCCCGCTCGGCATCCTTGCCACCGCGGGGGTTCGGCTTCGCCGTCCACTTCGCGGAAGCACCGAGGCCGACCCATGTGCGGATCGCGGCCGCGATGATCGCGGTGTTGAGCACCACGTTGTCGTAGGTGACCCACTTCTCGGTGCCGATGAGCTTCGGGTTGCGCTCGTTGATGTACGAGAATCCGCCCGGCAGATAGACGCCATCCGAGCCCGCGGGCTTGCTGCCCGCCTTCGAGACGCGCCTACGCTTCGCCATGCATCCGCACGGTAAGAGGGCGGATCCGATGGGGTCGAGAACGCCTACGCGGCAGCGCGGTCGACCGTCCAGCCGCCGACTTCCGTGGGCGTCGCCGGCATCGCGACCTCGGCCGCGAACGCGCGGCTGATCGCGTCGACCAGGTCGTCGTGGTCGCCGTACGGGAAGTCGACGAGCTCGGCGCGCGCAAGCTCCCAGCCGGGGTGGTTCACGATCACGAAGTTGCCGTGCTGCGCCTGCGCGCTCACCGGCTTCGCGCGCGTGACCTTGTCCTTCTCCTCGCGGCTGCTCGAGACGTAGCGGCCCGCCGAGAGCTCGCGGATCACGTAGTCCGCGTAGAGCTTGCCGGTCCCGGGGTCCTCGGGAATGGACCACTCGACGGCCTGTGGATCGTCGGTGTGGCGCTGCCGGATGAAGCCTTCGACGTCGCCGGGGCCGCCGCGGATCGCGTGCGTGTCCCACAGGTAGAACTTGCGGTCGCTCGCACCGCGACCGACGCGGGCGTCCGCAGTCTGGTCGCTCTTCTTCGCCGCCGAGCTCGCGAAGTCGAAGCCGCGCTTGCCGATGCTGACGTCCGTCGGCACCTCGTGCGGCTCGATGACGGGCAGCCACTCGACCTTGAACCACGATCCCGAGACCTCGAGCGGCCACTGGTCGAACTGCGCGGCGACGGCGTCGGAGCCGCCATCGAGCATCATCTGCGCTTCCATCGCGGCGACGACGTGCTCGGGGAAGCGGATCGGATCGGCGAGCTGGCCGGGCACGATGCGTGGGTCGGCGTAGCCGATGCTCGAGCCCTTCCAATGCTCGCTCTTGCGAGCCGGGTGGTTCTCGCCCCGGTACCGCATCTCGATGAGCAGGACCTCGTAGCCGAGCGCGGGGTTCTTCATGATCACGCCGCTGATGTCGTGCAGGTGGACCCGCTGCATGATCACGATCGTCGCGCTCACCGTGACCGGGCGATTGTCGTCGGGGTCGTCCTCGAGCCCCTTGCCGTGGACGGCGCGGACCCAGAACGGCACGCGCACGCGCACGTCGCCGCTCGCGTTGCGTACGCGGGTCGGCAGCGACTTCGCGAACCAGGTCGTCGCCTCCTTGAGCGCGGCCATCGAGTCCGCGTCGCGCACGTTGTGCGGGTCGTCGGTGAGCAGCCGGTCGGCGCGGTAGCCGGTGCCGGCGCCGCCGATGGAGCTCGAGCGGCGCCAGCCGCCCTTGTCGTTCTTGTAGTAGCTCTTCGCGTTCGAATCGCCGAGCAGCGAGAAGCGAGAGCCCCAGAACAGCTGGTAGACCTCGCTCTCGATGACCTTGCGGCAGTCGTTGTTCTGGTCCTCGCTGAGCCGCGCGTCGTAGCTCCACGCCATGTAGCGCAGGTCCGGGCGGTCCTTCGGGCCCCATTCCCAGGCCGGCCACATCACGTTCACGAGCCGCGACTTCGTGAAGCCGGGCGGGACGTTGATCAGGAGCTTCGTGAGGCGGCCGGCGCTGATCGCCTCGAGGTGCGCGCAGATCGCCTCCTGCACCCAGGTCCGCACGAAGGGCTGGCCCGGGTCGAGGACCGGCCACATCAGCTCGACGAAATCGATGAGCCGGCGCTCGGCGCGCTTCTTCGCGATCTTGAGCCGCGACGTCGACAGGTTCGCGAGCGCGAGCCCGAGTCCCTGGGGCAGCTCGCCGAGGACCTGCGCCGCCGCCGAGCTCGCCTGCGCTCCGACCGCGCGCGCGGCGAACGCGCCGCCGGCGGCCGAGGCAAGCATCGCGATCAGCGCGATGACGAGCAGCCGCGCGGCCGCGACGGGATGCAGACGTCTGCTCACGGCTTGGACTCGACGTCGATGACGCGCGCACGACGGCGCCCCGGCTTCGCTCCCGACGGGTCCTCGTCGGGGAAGGGGTGATCGGGCGCCATGTCGCTCCCGCCGCTGCCCTCCCCGCTCGGCAGCGCCTTGATGCCCTTGGCCTCGAGCTGCGCGATCACGACCTCGAACGCGCGCAGCCCCTCGTCGTCGAGCGCGTCGATGATCTGCTCGATCTGCATCGGCACGCCGACCGTGACGTCGAGCTTCAGCTGCTCGGGTGCGTACAGGCCGTCGAGCCTGCACAGCATGTCGACGACGCGGTTCGCGGCCTGGCGCTGCCCGGCGGCCATGTGCGAGCGGAGCAGCGACTGCAGCGTCTCCCTCATCCGCGCCTTGCGCGCCGGCCGCTCGGCCTCGCTGTCGTCGCCGATGCGCGCCCAGACCTCGGCGATGTAGGTCCGCGCCGTGCGCTCGTCGATCTCGAAGGCCGAGACCAGGTGACGGATGATGCGGCTGCCCGGCATCTGCCTGGTGATGAGCTTCTCGGTGAC